ATCCAGGTTTTACTGTAGCTTCAGGTGGAACAGAAACAACGTCAGGAGATTTTAAAATTCATACTTTTACAGCTGATGGACCACTAAATATTACAAACGTAGGAACACCAGCGGGAGGCACAAATAAAGTTTCTTATATGGTTGTGGCAGGAGGAGGTTCTGGAGGAGAAGGTTGTGGTGCTGGTGGTGGAGCAGGTGGATTTAGAGAAGCAAAAGTACCTTCTGATCCTTATACAGATTCACCTTTAGATGCAGGAACAGGTTTAGCAGTTTCAGTACAAGATTATACAATAACAGTTGGAGGAGGAGGAGCAGGTCAACCTTTATGTGGTCCAGCCCAACCTGGAACTACTGGTGAAAATTCAGTTTTTAGTTCAATCACGTCAGCTGGAGGTGGCGGTGGTGGAGGTGGACCAAATGCAAATCCTGGAGTTGATGGTTTAAGTGGAGGTTCAGGTGGTGGTGGAAACCCTAAAGGTTCTGGCGGTGCAGGAAATACACCACCAGTAAGTCCAGCACAAGGATTCCCTGGAGGAAATGGAAATCAATCTCCTGGTGGAAACGCTGGAGGAGGTGGCGGTGGAGCTAGTGCTGTTGGAACTGCAGGAACTGGTGGATCATCCGCTGGATCAGGTGGAGCTGGTGTTACAACATCAATTACAGCATCTCCCGTTCAAAGAGCTGGTGGTGGCGGAGGTGCTTGGAGTAATGGAAGTTCAGGATGTAATGGCGGTGCTGGTGGTGGCGGAAAAGGCGGCTATCCAGGAGGAAATGCAGATGCAGGAACAATTAATACTGGAGGCGGTGGAGGAGCTGGAGGAATAGGACCAGTTCCATCAGGTGCTGGAGGATCAGGAATAGTAGTAGTAAGATATAAATTTCAATAGGTAAATTATGACAAGTACAATTAAAGTAAATAAAATAGAAAAAGTAGATGGAAGCACAATAGAATTAGGCGGACCAGGAACTGCAGTTAATTTAGCTTGTGGTGCTACACAAACAGGATTTGGTCGTACAGGCACTGTTGATTGGTGTACTACGGCAAAAACAAGTCCATTTACAGCAGCTAATGGAGTAGGATATTTTGTTAATACCTGCGGAGGAGCTATAACAGTAACACTTCCATCTTCACCTTCAGCAGGCAATATAATTTCAATAAAAGATTATGCAACCTCATTTGGTAGCAATAATGTAACCCTTTGTAGGAATGGTTCAAAAATAGGTGGAGAAACTTTAAACGCTACTTTAAAAACAAACGGTGATGCTATTACTTTAGTTTATGTTGATGCCACTGAAGGTTGGGTAAACGTTAATACAGATGATACTGTAGCAGGTGAGGCTTATGTAACAGCAACAGGTGGAACCATAACAACTTGCGGTAATTTTAAAGTTCATACTTTTACAGGTGATGGTTGTTTTCAAGTTACAAATGCAGGAAATGCTGCTGGTTCAAATACTGTAGATTATTTAGTCGTTGCAGGTGGAGGAGGAACTAGTTCTGGAGATGGAGGAGGTGGTGGTGCAGGCGGATATAGAGAATCTGATGGCACTTCATCAGGTGGTTATTCGGTCTCTCCTTTAGGAGGTTGTGTTTCAGGTCTAGCAGTGCCTGTACAAACTTATCCAATACAAGTTGGAGGTGGAGGTGCTGGTGGCACTCCTTATCCAGGCACTAATGGAGGAGCAAATGGAGAACCTTCAATTTTTTCAACAATAACATCTGCAGGTGGTGGTGCAGCTGGTCAATCTTATCCAGCATCAAATCCAAATTTTCCACAAAATATTGGTATAGCTGGAGGTTCTGGTGGTGGAGGAGCTTATGCTTGTACTGGTCCAGGAAGTCCATCTTCTACAACTAATCCAAATACTCAAGGTGGTGCAGGTAACACTCCACCTGTTTCTCCACCACAAGGAAATCCTGGTGGTGCAGGACAAACTGGTTATTATGGAAATCACGGTGGAGGTGGAGGAGCTACTAGTGCTGGTGGAACTGCTAGTGGTCCAAGTCCATCCCCAGGTGGTGCAGGTGGAAATGGTGGTAACGGAGCAACATCTTCAATAACATTTTCCCCAGTCGCAAGAGGTGGTGGTGGCGGTGGTCCAGCTTATACAGGAGCAACAGCAGGCACAGCAGGACCAGGAGGTGGTGGAGCAGGAGTAAACACTAATTCAACAGTAGGTAATGCTGGAACTGTAAATACAGGCGGTGGAGCTGGAGGTAGTAAAGGTGCTTTGGGTGCAGCAGGAGGATCAGGAATAGTAGTAATAAGATATAAATTTCAGTAGTTGAATGGTAATTAAAAATAATATATAAGGAGAACATTATGGCACATTACGCAAAATTAGGAATCAATAGTAAAGTTATAGGAGTTCACGTCGTAAATGATAGTGATTGTCTGAATGCTGATGGTATTGAAGATGAAGAAGTAGGAAGACAGTTTTTGGAAAGAATCCACAGCTGGCCTTTATGGAAAAAAACATCTTATAATACATATGGCGGAAAACATAAGTCAGGCGATAATTCAAAAGCATTAAGAGGTAATTATGCTGGTATAGGCATGACTTATGATGAAGATAATGATATTTTTATTGGTAAAAAACCTTACGCTAGTTGGACTTTAAATGTGGCAGAAGCAAGATGGCAATCACCAATAGGTGATGCTCCAACATTATCTGATGATGAAAAAGAAACTCATATATATGAGTGGAATGAATCTACAGGTGCTTGGGATAAAGTCGCTAGATAATTATATTGACATTTTAAGAAGATTTTATTACATATCTTAATAGGTATGCAAAAGAAAGTATTAACAGAAGTAGACTTATATACGGGTGAAATAGCAATGCCGAAAGGCTTTGAAATTAATCGTGATAAAATTAAAAATGATATTTTAAAATCATTTGTTACTTTAGATAGAATAAATAATAATCCTAGAACTTATTCTTATAAAAATTATAAAGTACCTTTTTCACCACCAATACAATGGATGCAAGACTACATGAGAGATCATTGGAAAGTAGAATATGGTCCTACATTAGTACAAAAAGAAATACATGCAAAAGTTTTACATCCTAAAGAACAATCTGTTTTAATGCATTCTTTGGAGCCGGTTGACTTAAGAAACTCTCCAGATTATACATTTATATATGTTGTAGACGTGGAGCCTAATTCATGTGAATGTATTGTTGAATATGATGACAACAGAAGAAAAAATAGAACGTGGCACTTACCTCTTATAAATAATAACTTTATTATGTTTCCTGCTACACAAAGATACATGATTACAGAAAATACATCTGATAAATTAAATACATTTTTGGTTATAAACTATGAATATATCTAATTACTATTGGTACTTTCAATCTGCCATACCACCACGAATTTGTGACATGATTGTGCAGTATGGTAAAGCAGAAAAGAAAAGAGAAATAATGGCTATCACAGGTGGCTTTGGAAGAGACAGAGATTTAAATAAAAATCCTCTTAATAAAGAAGAAATAAAAAATTTACAAAAAAAAAGAGATTCAAATATTGTTTGGATGAATGATAAATGGATATACAAAGAAATTCAACCTTATGTTCATCAAGCAAATCAAAACGCAGGTTGGAATTTTGATTGGGATTTTTCTGAATCTTGTCAGTTTACTATCTATAAAAAAGGTCAGTATTATGATTGGCACTGTGATAGTTGGGATAAACCCTACCAGGCAGAAGGACCATCAAAAGGAAAAATTAGAAAATTATCTGTAACGGTGACATTAACAGATCCAAAAGAATATCAAGGTGGAGAGTTAGAGTTTGATTTAAGGAATGAAGATCCTGATAAAAAACCTAATATGAGAACCTGTACAGAAATATTACCAAAAGGCTCTTTGGTTGTATTTCCTTCTTTTGTATGGCATAGAGTCAAACCCGTAACCAAAGGAGAAAGGAATAGTCTAGTGATATGGAATCTAGGTTATCCATTTAAATAATATGAAAGAAATCAAACAAGGCGGAAGTAGTACACCACAAAAACCAAAAGGACATGTAGATTTTAAATCTGCATTTTATTTTTCAACACCTATTTGGATTGCAGAAGCACCCATGTTTTTAAAAAATGCAATTAAAGTAACTGACAAATATATTAAGAAAGCAGAAAAGACACTTAAAGATAAATTAAAAAATGAACCTAAATGGAGAAAAGATTTAGGTACATTTGGTTTTTCTAAACACAGTGAGAGTTTTTCTAATGATCCAAAAATTAAAGATTTAGTTCAATTTATAGGTCAACGATCTTATGAATTTTTAGATTGGCAAGGATTTAATTTACAAAACCACAGCTTACATTTTACAGAATTTTGGGTGCAAGAGTTTAGTGAAAAGGGTGGGGGTCATCACGATACTCATGTGCATTGGAATCAACACGTATCAGGATTTTATTTTTTAAAATGTTCGGAAAAAACATCTTATCCAATATTTCATGATCCACGATCGGGTGCACAAATGACTAAACTTTTTCAAAAAGATGACTCAAAAATTTCAATGGCAACTAGTCAAGTTCATTATAAACCTAAACCAGGAACAATAATTATTTTTCCAGGTTATGTGCCTCATCAATATGCAGTTGATCCAGGATTAGAACCTTTTAGATTTATACACTTTAATATTAAAGTTGTTGAAACAGTGATATCAAAAGAAAGTAGCTTCAAAAAATGAGTTTTAAAAAAAATAAATACATAATTATTAAAGAAGCTGTACCAAAACAAATAGCAGAGTTCTGTTATAATTACTTTTTACTTAAAAGAACTGTTGCAAGAACTTTGTTTGATCAGAAGTATATATCACAATTCACGACAGAGTTCGGTGTATGGAATGATGAACAAGTTCCAAATACTTATTCTCACTATGCAGACATAGTCATGGAAACTTTGTTGATGAGAACTTTACCTATTATGGAAAAAAAAACAGGATTAAAATTATATCCAACTTATTCTTATGCAAGGATATATAAACCAGGAGATATTCTTAAAAGACACAAAGATAGATTTAGTTGTGAAATATCTACAACTTTAAACCTTGGAGGTGATCCATGGCCTATACATTTAGAGCCAAAGAAAAATGTAGGTATACCTGATGGTAAAAAAATAACTGTATCTAGTGATAATAAAGGTATTTTAGTTAATCTAAAACCCGGAGATATGTTAGTTTATAGAGGTATGGAACTAGAACATTGGAGAGAAGAGTTTCAAGGAGACAACTGCGCTCAAGTTTTTCTGCATTATAACGATCAAAAATCCAAAGATGCGGATAAAAACATAAACGATACAAGACCTCATTTAGGACTTCCAAGTTGGTTCAAAAAGTAATATAATCCTTAAATGGAGGCAGTGACTCCACCACATACCTCACTGTCTCCTTTTAAGGATTTATATGAATTTAGGTTTTGACGCAATTTCACAACTTCCTATATCTCAAGTAGGAGCAGATAACACAGTAACTATTTCAGTTACAGGTAATAATTTAGTTGCTAGTATAGGTAATCCTAATATTGCAGCCGACGCTGTCACAGAAATTGCTACAGGTAATTCATTTACACTTGGTATTGGAACAGTAACAATAGTTGGTAATGCTAATTTAGAAGCACCTAAAACACCATTGGTTTTAGGAACGGGGACCGTTACAGTTACTGCAGATGCTAATGTTACGGCTTCTGGAAACAACTTGATTATAAGTAGTGGATCTGTTAGTATTGTTGGAACTGCGAGTATAACAGCACCTGCTACCGCTCTTACAATGAGAACTGGAGAAGTGGGTGTTATTACGTGGAATGAAATTATACCAGGAGCAACAATGGTCTGGACACCAATAGACCCTTACTAATATGGCATCAACATTTTCAACAGATTTAGCATTAGAACTTGTAACAACCGGTGAAAAGGCTGGTCTATGGGGAACTATCACTAATACTAATTTACAAGTCTTACAACAATCAACATCAGGTGTAGTAGATGTAGCAATGACATCTGGTTCAGATGTTACTTTACTTTTATCAGACGGTGCAACATCAAATGGTAAAAATATTTATCTTAAACTAACTGGCACCATGACTGCTAATATTAGTTTAATAATCCCTGCATCAACAACAGGTGGTACAGCTACAAGATTATATGTTATTCAAGATGCAACAGATAGAACTACAGCAAACAAATATACATTAAGTATTAAAACAGCGGGATCATCAAATCCAATTGCAATGCCTGTTGGTGCTACAATGTTAATTCATT